ACAGTTCTTCTGTAAACCAAGTTTTATTTACAGAACCATCGAATTTACTTTTCCAAATACTTCATTCAACCAAACCATACTATTTGGAAAATTATTTTGCATACTATCTTCTACCAACAACTTACTGAAACCAAATCTGTCTAATTTACCGATTGGTTTTTCCATAATTTCATTGATTCTCAATTGCGAGAATGTTTGAATTTGTGTATCATGCAACTGCATTAAATCATAATTCCTTTGCATGATATGTTTATTTTCTAATACAGTATCATACAATTTTAGTTTGCCTTTATGACTATCACTATAATTGTATAATTCTTGTAGTGTATAATGTTTATCTTCAGCCAGAATAGGATAACATTTTAAAATTGTCTTTAATCCTGCACCTTTAATACCGTCAATATTGTCACTATCATCACCTTCCATAATTCTATAGTTGATGAAGTTACCGCAACTAATACCATATTCTAATAATATTTCAGCACATCCATACAACTTCTTTTTTGTAGGACTCCATATCTTAATCTTATCACTAGCTAACTGTAAGAAGTCTTTATCTGCACTCATAATAGTAACATTACTATTCTTAAAGAATTCTTTAGCTAGATATGCAATAGTATCATCAGCTTCAATATGGTCGATTGCCATTGTTGTTACAGGCAATTTATCTAAATATTGAATTGTTCTTAGTAATTGTTTCTTTAGATTCTTATCTTCTGTATCTGGTGTACTCAAATCATCATAAGCTCTATTAAGTCTTATTTTTGTCTTTCTACCACTTTTATAATCAGGATAAATCTTTCTTCTTTTAAGAGAACCACCCTGACCGTCAGATACAATTACTATCTTCGTAGGATTAATTAATTTGACTGCATAACCTATACTTTTTAAACATCCAGCAATACCACCAGTATGATTACCATTTGAACTTAATGATGGTGTTGCCATGAATGCTCTAATAAAAGTATTCATGAAGTCAATTACTAATATTTCAGAATTGGGGGATCTATTCAATCCCCCAATCCTGTCTTCTTGTTTTACATTATCAAATAATGAAAACAATCGTTTTTTTTCACTGTCAGATAGATTACTCATTTTCAGATGATACACCAGCATCCTCATCAGTGTCAACAACTGCGTCATCAACAATGATACTATTTGGATCTTTGTATTTCATGATTAAAGTATCACAAATCTTCAAATAAATTTCTTCACTCAAAGCTTTGTCAGTTTTCATTGTTTCAACGAATTCTTTGGATTGAAACTTCCATTCAGTACCATCATCCTTTTTATAGGTATAATAAGCACCACCTTGTTTTACCAAATTGTTTTCTTTCAATACTTTAATCCAACTGCTATAATCAGCAATACCACTATCAAAATAAATATCAAATGATGCTTGACGTTGTGGTGGTCCCATTCTGTTCTTAATAACAACTGCTTTACACTCATTACCAATGACTTCTTCACCTTTCTTGAGTTTACCGGTATTATTCAAACGAACACGAACACTACAATGATAAGCAAGTGCCTTACCACCACTAACAACCCATTTATCACCAAATGCCATAGCATTTAGATTCTGACGAAGTTGATTAGTGAATACAGTAAGAACCTTCTGCTTACCAATCATATTGGTAATCTTACGCATTGCTTTACTAATGATAATACTTTTACCAGTAGCAAATCCATCTTTACCATGATCACTCTCTAGTTCTGCTTTTGTAGAAGCAGCAGCTACAGAGTCAACAATTAATGTAAGAATACGATCTTTGTTGCTCTTACGAACAATTCCAATCATCTTCTCCATGTTTTCAAAAATATCTTCTACAGTATCAGTTTGAACATATAGAAGATTCTTTAAATCTACACCCAAGCTTTTCCAGAATTCTGGAGCTGCTGCGTTTTCGGTATCTAGAACAACTGCAATCCCACCTTTTCTTTGTGTTTCTGCACAAATATGAGCGGATACTAGACTCTTACCAGTTCCTTCTAGTCCATTGAATTCAACCATCTTACCTACAGGTAAACCTCCGTGTGGTCTATTGCTAATAGCCAAATCAAGCATAGAAGAACCAGTACTAATCCAATCACTAATATCTGCGGGATTTTCTTCTTCATCCAAGAAGAAAGCAATCTTACCGCCATCTTTATTTGACTTGTTTAATTCATTAGCCAATAACTCAGCTAATTCGTCTCTCTTTGTTGAATCTTTTTCTGTTTTCTTTTTCATAACTTTTATAAACTAAATAGGGGTGGCAGTAATATATACTACCACCCCATTACAAACAATTTATTTTAACTGTTAAACAAATTATCAAAAGCTGCTGCTACATCGTCAGTATTTGATTTTGATGCAGTAGCGGTTGGTGACTTAGCTGGTGCTGCTGCTTTTGGAGCAGGAGTTGGAACTTCGTCATCAACGATAGTGTTTACACTACCTTCTGATGGAATTGAACCGTCTGGATTTAACCATGCGTTCATTACTTCCTTCAATTCGTCATAAGTAAATTCTGGGAACAAATCCAGAATATTTGTTTGTTGTGCCAAAATCTCCTTTTGTGAAGGGTCAATTGCGACACTTGCGTTTGGTTTGACACGAATTGTAGTTTCTGGGAAAGACTTACCAGAATCTTCTGCTGTACGGAATTCTACTACAATGTCACGACCATTAACCAAATCGGTAATATCACCATAATCAACGTCACTGATGATACTGAGAATTTCTTGATAGACGTTCTTACCAAATCCCCAAAAACGAACACCTTCATTTTCCTCACCACGAACGATGATAGGAGCATAGGTACGCATCTTTGGTTCAAACTTACGTCCCAAAATCCAATCTTCCTTGTTACCATTCTTCTTCATACGATTTGACCACTCAACGATTGGGTCAGGACGATTGAAACTGTCAGGAGATAGATAAGTCTTGTTATTGATATTATAGTGGAACTTCAACTCAATAAACGGATTATCAGGTTGATACTTGTAGGGAACGATACGAACCACTTGTTTACCAGGCTTTGGTTTCCAAATTAGATTGGTTTTGTTGCCTTGGTTTGTTAGAGAGTTCAAACGACTCTTCAATTTTGATATATCTAGCATATTTTAATTAGTTAATTGTTTAATTAGTTAATTGATAATTTAATAATTACTTACTCAAGTAAAGTCAACCATCAATAAATACATATTATCACAGATTGTAATCCTGTAAACTTATTTTAAGAAATTTTTTGTTTCTTTCATCATATCTCCAAAATTCACATTTTAATAAGTTTATTATATTAATCATTCTATCAATATCTTTTTGTTTTAAAGAACCATCAATATTGAAGTGTTTTGGTTCATCATATTCAACGACAATATTTTTATTTTTATCATAAGCATCAACCCAATATCCAAGTTCTTTAATATAAAACTCTCCACCATTTAATGCATGTTGTAAATTCCACCCAAATTCTTCATTTATTTTATCAAAATATTTACATGCATTACTATTGTAATTAGGTCCAATTTTTTCATATTTTGACTTTAAATCATTTATTCTGCTTAATCTCATTTTATTTCTTACATCTTGTCTTTTTGAAGGATTTTTATCACCAATCATTTTTCCTTTTAATGATTTACTAATCTTTAACTTTGATTTTATATTATGATGTTTTCCGTACATTGGATGGTTAATTCCAATTAAACCTGTTTTTCCCAAATGCTTATGTCTTATTTTATTTTTTGAATCTTCAGTATGTTTTTTTCCATACATCGGATGATTTTTTCCTTTTATTTTATTACTTATTTTTTCTTTATGTTCGTTGGACAATATTCTTCCAGAATTTATCAACGATATTTTTTCTTTTACTTCTAATGTATGTTTCTTTCCATACATAGGATTTTTTTCTCCAGTATAATCTCTACAAGATTTACATTTAGATTTTTTATCTATTTGACGAATCATATCTAATTTCAATCCATACAATTGAAAATTTCCACATCCATCACATTTTTTAAAATATTTTTTATTATCGTTTATTAAAATATATGGATAATCTTTAGACCTATCATAAAAACATTCATACATTTTATTTTCAATTTCTATATTCATATTAGTAATATCAATAAACATAAATATGAATAAAAAACTATAAAAATTTATTAATTATATTAAATTATATCAAAAATTTTGACGGGAACAATTTTGACGGATATGTCCCCCGTTAAAATAATTGAATTTCTGTAGAGATTCCAATCCAATTGAAATGTTTTATCAAAAACTCCACCGTTTTCTTCAGCAATTAATTTATTCATTGCGTTCAAAGTATACAATGTATTAGTGTCTTTTTTTCTATGTACACTGATGGTATTTTTAAATTTGGATTGGCTACCATCTAATTCTACGTTATATGTTACGTATAATTCTTTTGGATTGTTGTTATTACACAATACAAATATTTTACCGTTAATACTATAAAAGTTTCTTATTTCTTCAAGAATGTTAGTATATTCTTTAGAATTGGTAAATGTACACAATAATTGTTTATTCTTCATTTATTTATAATTAATTGTTTACCGTTCACATTCCATAGTTTACCTACGAAGTTACCAGTTGTATCATACCAACTATTTCTTTTATTATAAAAACCTAATTTTAATGCTTCTTCTAATGTATATTCCATAGTCAATGCTTTTTCTATGGCAACTGCATCTAATTCTTTTTCTTCCGGAGTTCTATTGTCACTTTTTGGTTCTTTTACTGGTTCTGGTTGTTGAACAGGTGCAGTTTGTTGTGGTTCAAATTCAATATTTTGTTCTGGTTGTTCTGGTTGTTCGTCACCAGCAAACACATTAGTTTGTCCTTTTCTAGGATTTTCTTCAAAGTGAGTACCTCTAGCAATTGCTTTTTGTTTATATTCTGGAGTAGGAAATGTTACAAGAATACCATTTGCATTGTATGCTTGTCTTTCTGGATACTTACCTTCAACCATTTTATTAAGATATTGAGTAATAACATTTACATCTACATTTGATTCAATTAGATGTTCTCTGAGTATTTCAATATGTTCTTGTTTAGAAATATCAAAAATACCGTTTTCAATAGCAATATCGGTACTTGCTTTTTCTAAAGCATCTAAAAATATTTGTTTAGTGTTCATAATTAAAATACATCCTCTTCACTTAGATTGGAACGATGAATTTCTGTTTTAAAAGAAAACTTGCTTCCTCTTTCATTTCTTAATTCAATAGCAGAATAAAATGGTTTTACTTCTACTTTTCCACCATCTTCTTCTTCTCTTATGTCGAAGATAATATATAAATATACAACGAAATATGTTCCTTCTTTATTTTTACTAACTTGAAACTTACTCAATCTAAAATTCTTATTTTCATTTGCGTCAATTAACTTCTTACCACTTGAAAATTCATTCTTGGTTCCCATTCTGTTAATTGTCTTACCATTAAATACTATAAGAGGAAGAGTATCATTATTACCGAAAATTGCTTCAGCTGATATCTGACTTGCAAATTGTATGAACTCTTTCTTAATTTGAGTTTCATTACCAATGTTAATAAATCTATCTATGAACTTTTCATAAAATGCAATAGCCGAAATATTAGAATTGAAAATATTCATTGGTCTAAATGCACCTTTGTTTAAGATAACATCACCTTTTGTAGAAGGATTAAAATAATCATTATAAACTTTTAAAGATGCGTTTCTTACTTCTTTTACGTCTTCCGCAGTAGCCCCATTAAGTTCTACTACGAATAAATTTTTATTTTGAATCAATCTTACTTTTTCATTAATAGCATTAAATAAAGAATCTGGTTGAATACGATTGATTTGTTGAACAAATATAGTTACATTCTTTTTAAGAGAATCTGTCATTTCTACTGGTTGTTCATCTGATTCTCTTGCTTCTTGTAAAACTCCTATTTCTTTTTCAATCGCATCCCAAGTATTGAATAAAGAAGAATGTTTACTTCTAGCATAATTTAAATCTTCTTGACACTTTTGTTCTATATTGCCAAATATCTTAACAATAGTATTTTTAATTTTTTGTGTAAAGTCTGTCCATCCTTTTGTTAATTCAGCAGATACATCACCTATCTTAGATGCAATTCTGTTAAGAGAAGATTTTAATGATGATATAAATTCAATTTCAGTTAGTAATGTCTTACCAACATAAATTTCTTCAAATATAGGAGCACCGCCACTAAATACTTTTCTTGGGTCATCTACTTTTGGTGTTTCATCTGGTTTTAAAGATTGCAACCATTGATAATATTTTTCTCTTTGTGCAGGTGTGCCAGAAAAACTTGCTTTATCCGGGAGAATATCAAATGCACCTTTCATTCTTCCAATACGATAACTATCACCACCAGCTTTTAAAGAAACCATTGCGAATTTCTTTCCAGTACCAGTTATTTCACATAAACTGTCATCTAAAGCAGATACATTCTTATCTTTTAATGCAGTTTGAATTTCTGCAATGCTACAATTATATAACAATACTACATCCGCAGTGTTTTCTTTTTTCTTATCTTTACTAGCATATCCGCTTTTATTAAACGAATCATAAAACTTTTTAATGTCTTGATGAATAAACCCACTTGGTTTTGACGAATATACATTGGCTAATGTAACAGATGTACCGGATGCAAGTTCAATTCTTGATTTTATATCTGTGTAGTTTTGATATAATGAACTTTTTTCAAGTAATTTGGTTGCACCTGCGTCATTTAAAGATTGAATATTTTGTAAAAGTTTTTCAATTTCTTTTGACAAATTTATCCATTTTAATATAGTTTCTTTTTCTTTTGGATAATAATCCCCACTTTCACCAAATATTCTATATAACGGAAAACTTTCTCTAAGAGGTTGACTAAATGGCAATGGCATTATAGTTTCAACTTCTTTTAACTTAACTTGTAAGTCTTTTAATTTTATTTCTATATCTGTGCTCATTCGTATATATAAATATTGATATATACACGAAAATCAAAGTTTTTAAATATCTACTACTACCATATTGTCATAATTCTTACCAATATAACATTTTACTGGGAACTGATTATTTGACATTAACCGTTTTAATTCAATTAAAACATCTTTCTTATCATCTTTGTGACAGTCAAATAACACACTGTCATATGTGTATAAAATAGCTTTTGTCTGTTTATTATTCAAATATTCATTGACCCTTACCAATGATTCCATACCAAATTCAGTTTCACTTGCTTGTAAAATATAATTAAATAACTTGTTTGGGCTTGGGTCATTGATATGGTTGGCGGTAATTCTTCTTTTATAGATAGGAGTTTCTACATAACCATTTTCATTGAAAAATTTCCATCTATGAGCAATATAATCACTCATTTTCTTAAAATATGGTATTTCTAATAGTTCAGAAGGAATATTACCATACATACATTGAAATGTAAGATTCTTTGACGCTCTTACTTCATCAGACGTTAATGTTTCTTTACCATAATACAATTTACCTAAATATTCATAAGCATTGTGAGGTAGATTATAATTGATTAACTTTGCAACTAGGTGGGGGTGGTAGGCACTATAATCAATCATAAACAACATACCATTTTCACCAAATCTGCTAATAAATGATGACCTACATTCGTTTTCTTTGTTCAATGCACTATAGTTGACGTTACCAAACCTATTACTAGGTCGTCCTGTAGCAGTATATATGTTATATTGTGTATAAACATATCCATCCCTATCTTTTACAGTCTTGTTTTCAAAATGCTTATTAAACAATTCTATGTCGATTTTTAATCCATTCTGTTCTAGTATTGTAAGATTATCAGTAACAGTGTCGTTTATACTATAAAAACTATCATCTATTTTGACGGATTTAAGTCTAATCAACACTGCTTCATACATACTTTCAAACTTTTCCATATGTTTTACCATAGGAATAGCTTTATTAAGCTCACCGTACTTTTGAAATCTAGTTTTGATTACATTATGAGCGGTAGTATCAAATTCAGTATAATCATCAACTTTACCGTCACTAATAAAGAAAATAATATTGATATCAAACAGATTCTTAATTGGAAATAAATGTGAACATTTCTTTTTATCAAATACCCATTTCTTTCCTTTTAACTTATTAAAATCACTGATAAGTTTATCTTTATCAATGAATATACCACAGTCTGGATGCGTTAAATTTATTACATAAGATGTTTTAGACTTAATGGAATAAATCAAAACTGTACATAGTTCATCTACGCATGGATGTACTTTATCATCAGATTGAATACACTCTAGAATGATATCAGATGAATTATGCGATTCTAAAAATATAGAATATGACTGTTTATCCAAACACAACATTTACCAAATGTAACACTATAACAAATTAAAGTCAATTATTTACCAGCCCAAAATTCAAGTGGATTAGTTATATAATTTTTTAAACCTCTCATTTTTGAATTACCATTTGATAAAGTCTTTATATTTTGTTCTTTTACACCGATTCTTTCTAGAATTTTGTTATTATAAACATTTTCTTTAGAACCAGTTATAGTCCATCTAATAGTCAACTTGTTGTAAAGTTGAGAAGAAATTTGATTATATTTGTCTTTATCTACTTCCGTTATCGTTAAATTATTTATTTTTTGAACAAAATAACGATAAATATATCCTTTTGAGTAATCTTTTATACTTGGAGAAGGTTTAAAATATACAGGATATACTTGATTATCCAATATAGTACCACCTATATTTTGATATTTATTTATATTAATCATATTAAGTTGTAGCATTTACTGTATATTCGTTTACACCGTTAGTTGTAAATTTCAATTTTTGACCTCTAATAGATCTAATTCCTGCTTTGATAGTAGTTGTCCAGTTACCATTTTCAACTTTATGGGATACATCAACAATTTGAAATATAACTTCTCTTTCAGAATAAGGACTTGGTAAGTTTTTTAAACTAAACAATTGAAACGTTCTTAATCCAGAAATGCCTTGTAGTGTCATTTCAACTGTAAATCCTGGTTGTTGTCCACCGTAAATGTTTGAATTGTTAGTAAAATCCAAATCGTTTAACAAACCTAATAACAATGCTTGACTTGGCAATACTAAATTTACTATATTAAATCCGGTTTGAGTATAATTAGGAGCTGCATATCCACCACCAAGACCTCCGCCTATTTTGACATTTGACGAAACCGTAAAAGTTTTAAATGACATTATCATTGCACTGGAACCTTTTGATGGATTGGATTGTAATTGTTTTATTGTTTCTAAATTTGCATCTATCAATCTTGATCCAGGAATTACTTTTGGATCTTCAGAATTAAATCTGTCTCCATAAGGGAAATTTAAAATTTCATTTGATGTTACTTCTCCTGTAGGAGATTTTGTTGTTTCGTTTGACGGACTTGATCCTCCAGAAGACAATACTTGATTTGCTGCTACATTTGATAATTGAGCGGTAAAATTAATTGATTTAATAATAGTATTTGAAGAACCAACATCAAATTGATATATCTTCATACTATCTGTATTTATAAACTTTTTATCTATTATCTTTAAATGTTTGCCTTCTTCAACTACTGCAAATTCCCAAAATTTTCCTGCAGCATCACTTATTTTATTCAATAAATAACTATAAAAATTTTCTACTGTATCAGATGATTTTGCAGCTTCAATTATTAAATTTTTATTTACATACAAATCTTTTAAATATCCCCAATAACCTGATTTTGCTCCTGTATCAGCCAAATCATCTTTTAGTTGAGGAAATGCAAAATCACCTTTTGTTACATTAGGAGATCTATATCTAAATCTATTTAAAATTTCGTCAATATTATCTCTGTATACTGATAATGGAGGCAATGGATTTTTTGCAGTTGATATTGTTTTTCCTTCATCCGTATTGAAAAATTCAGATGCATATAATGTTAATCCTTTCCATATTTTTGATGCATCTCCAAGATTAAACATAGAAACACCATCACCAATTGTTTCAGACGTAGAAAATGAATTCTCAAATACAGATGTAGAACCAGATTGTGCTCCTGATGGTCTTATATTAGATTTTTTTTCTTTTTCCGGTTCATCGTTTGGTTTTTTAACATAAGCTTGTTTTCCAGTTTTAAATATTTTGAATAATGTTCTATCTTTTGGATATAATGTTGACATTTCTTGAACATTAAAATTTTTTACACTTGATAAAAATACATTTGGAAGTGAACTAGAAACTTGTGTTGCAGTTTGTTGTTGATAATCATTATCACTTGGACTTGTTGTTGGATACAAAAACCCAATATTAAATTTAGGAGATTCTCTATTAGGAATCAACAACATAGTACCATCAGTTGATATTAAATTTGGATGTGCTCCGATTTTAACATCGTCAATGTTTATATTATATAATGAAAATAACTCTTTCTGTTGCAAATCGTCTTTGTATTTTATTGTAATTTCTCTTTCAAAAAATACATTTGCGAGTTCAACTAAAAATCCCATAGTTACCCAAACATCTTTTTGATCTTTTGCATCCCAATCATATTCCTTAACTTCTTGCATGAAATCTTCGTCACTATAATTTCTATTTCTACCAATAAAAATTCTATCTTCAGGTTTAGCAACAGGAGTACTCCCACTCAATTCCATATAAAATGGGTACTTATTAAAAAAGAAAGTTGCTTCTTTTCCCTGAGATGATTTTAATTCTTCGTCATCTAACGGTTCTCTAAAGCTTAATTTCTTTTCAATACAATTTGGCAACTTTGTAAGTCTTTTTTCTAAAAATTCTGGAAATGATGATTGTATTATTGATTTATTTTGATCTGATGTCATCTTTGCAGAGTTCTTTACTTGAACACCCGAGTAGTTTGCATGTTTAGACATTATTTCAGTCTTACAATCAAATGTAATTCCATCTTGACTTGAAAAGTCAAATCCGGTTACATATCCCATCGTTACATCATATAATCCAAAAGAATTTCTTATGTTTTCATCATATAACAAATATCCTTTATCTAAAAATAATTCTTTTAGTCTTTCAAGATTATCACTTTCATCTTTTAAAGGCAATAAAGATTCCGGATTAAAATGATTCCACCCAAACTCTACTATCATACTAATTTTTGGAGTTAAAAAATATGGAGTCATATATTCTAACTGAGCAAATCCATAACACTTCCAATTGATAGTTATTTTTCTAATTCTTTCTTTTTGTATTACAGAATCAATCGAGACAATGCCTGGAGTAGGAAGATGTTTTTGTACTGTTCGTGCATCAGTTATTAATTTATTTGGAAAAGTAACTAAATTACCATCGTTTGATAAATCAAGTACATGAGGATTTCCTTTTGAATCATATCCTAATACTGTTTGATTAGATGTATTACCAACAGCATTTTTTGTAAAACCAAATGAATATTCAAATCCTTGTCCGCCAAACAAAGCAAATCCGTCTCTACGAACAGATCTTGAATTATATGTTACTTTACCAGTACCATTAGAAAATACTCTTGCCCAAGCAGTTAATGGACCTTTATAATTTTGCCAAGTTCCATTATCATCCCATGAAACAGATTCAGGATGAGCAGGATATTCATATCCAATATCTTTTTGTCTTCTTATAAATTCTTTGATTACCCAAGGAGGTATTGGATGTGGTGCCCAGGGCCTATTATCACGACTTGTAGACATAACTTATGAATTCAATAATTTAAAATTTTCTAATATATTATAGATGTTTTGAGGTATTCTTAATTGAATGCCAGAGGGTACACTCAATTTACCGTTTCCTAAATTGTTAGCTTGAGCTAGTACCCACCATAAAGTAGAATCTTTATAATACTTATTGGCTAGAGAATCAAAAGTAGTAACTTCATTTGTTATAATATAAATGTCATTATAAGCAACTGGTATAGTAGGATATAGTAAAGATTTATATACTCTTTTACCATCCCATCTTTTATCTTGTTCTGCAAATGAATATCGGTTCATATATTATGTTCTTTTGATATATTGATCATTCAAATATAACTCTTCTGAGAAAGAATTTCTAGTTCCCTTAATTACTGTTGAAATAGAACCGTCATCTCTATTGTCTGTAATTGGCAACTTATAAAAATCACCAAAATTACTTGCACCAGTTACAGCCAATTCTTTCTCCAATAAATCTATACTTAAATTCAATTCACATTCTCTAGGAAATTGTGCGTATTTACCTTTGCTGTTTTCCCATTGAATTACTCCGGCTGGAGTTTTTGCTCCATTTAAATAACTCCAGTCATTTGATAATGCATACTCTTCACTTAAAGTTTCCCATACACAATTTTCAGGAATATTCAACCCAATACTCTTAATCACTCCAGGTTGATTTTTGTATATATCACCAATAGTAAATTTTACCAACGGTGGTATAATGAATTGAGAATATACATTTGTAGCTTTTTTATCTCCTTGAGTATAATTAGCTGGTTTTGTCAATCCTACTAAATAATTAATTCTTTGCCACATAGGCAACAGTTCTTTGATACTATTAGCAACAGTATTAAACTTGAAACTTAAGCTTCTTGAAAATCCTTTATATGATTGTAATTTGTCTGCTCTACCAATATATTCAATTGCAGTCCAATCAGCATTGTAATTTTCATTAAAACCAGTAATAGTAGCTCTAAATGGTATATACTTGTTATTTACAATATCATGAAAATAAAATTTAATTAAGTCACTGTCTTCTGAATAAGATTGATTGAAATCTTCTTCTGATAATACTTTTAATATATTTACTTTATCTTGTAAATTTGCACCAGGAAATCCTTTACCTTCTCTATCATCCAATAACATTTTTCTTTTTCCAAATGCAAATTTTCTTAGATATGCACCCGTGTTATAATTTATTGGATTTACTTTTTGTTTTTGAGAATCAATGTCTTTAGTCAATTTACTAATATAATTATATCCCTTTAAGTTTTCATCAGAAAACTGAGGATTAATTAAATCATTGTCATTTTCTCCATCAAATTTATAACCCGCAGTTTTGATATTATCAATTACTCTTTTTAAATTATCTTCAATATCTTTTACTGCATCAGATTCTTTATCTGTAAATTTCGTCGAATATTTTTGATTATCATCTGCATAATATGCCAAATTAATCAACATTTCAGAATTTTTCAATTCTTGATCTGGACTAATATTTCTTCCTACAGCTTTACCATATAATTCATATGAATCGTAACTAATAGACAATCCTACTTCTTTATTAAATAGTTTAGGAAATGTACCAATTGATGTACCTTCCCACGGACCTCTTTTTCCTATAATTAAATAAGTACCATCTGCTTGTTTTAAATATCTTCCTCTTACACCAGTCGTTTGATCCGTATCTCCTTTTCTTACAGTATTATCTTTTGTTCCCGCATACCATTTTTGTATAACTTTTTTATCAAAACTATGTTTTAAAATTCCTGGAGGTTGTTGAAATACTGTAGTAGTTGATGCCATAATGCCATATGTCGATTCACCAACTTTATACTTTTCACCATTTGGTTGTCCAACAGGTACAAAAGCACCAAATAAAGTACTCGATTTAAAGAAATTTCCAATTCCTGAAAAAAATCCCGCACTTTTACCACCACCCCACGTATTTTGAAAATTCTTATTTGCATTGGTTGCAGTTGAACCACGAATCAAACCTTTACCCCCTGCTTTGTTAATAGATGGCAACGCACCTGCACCAACAGTTCCTTTAGGTGGAGTTGGTTTATTTAAACCTAAAGCATTTGATACTGCGCCTAATCCTATTGCACCAAGAACTCCTCCTAAATTAGGTTCAATATGTCTAGTAGGACTTGATATTAATCCAAAAGAAGCAATACTAGTTGTTGCTAAAATAGGCATCAATGGATTGTATATCTTAGTTTCATTAAAACTATTTAATCCTTGTAAAGCTAATTGTTTGGTTAAAAATATTACACCGTTACCACTTACACTAAACTTAGATACTCTTACTACATCTTGTAGTGCGGAACCTATTGGTAATGCTCTACTTTCAAATCTTTTTAACCCGTTTACACCTTTTCTCGCAGTATTTGGTGTAACTGTTATAAATGGTTGACGAGGACCAAATTTTAATAAACCGTTATTATAATCAGTTTGTAACTTGTATTTATTGTAAATTGCATCACTGTTTTGTGTATACAATAAACTTAATTCACCAGGTTCTCTTAAATTATTAAAATTAGTAGGCAAACTATAACCTGCACCAACTATTTGAATGTTGGTTGTAGATAGTGGTGCTGGAGATTCTAAATTGTTGAGATTTGCCATATATTATAAATATTAAACTGAACCAAATGCGCCTCTAAATTTTGTTGCAGATCCAACAGCAGTACTTACTTTACTACCATCTATATTTACTGCAATACCGCCGGATTTCATCAATCCAATCAATTCATCCAGTTTTGCAACAACTTCACCACCAACAGCACCACCACCAGCAGCACCTTTAGCAGTATTACCTAATAATGCTAATCCTGCAACGTTCAACAGATTTACATCATTAATTTCTTTGTTTAATCCTTTAATTGCTTCTGTAATATTTTCTATTCCTTCTACTATAGCTTCATCTTTAAACATTTCTAATGTACTGCCAATAGAAGATAAAGCATTCGCTGCGGTCATTAATGATGAACTAATTGCTGCTAAAGCAACTAATTGTAACATCATTCCACCGCCCATAAATGACATCAATCCACCACCAGCCATTGATGCACCAAATGCTAACATTGCACCAGAAAGTAAATAAAATCCAGCAGATAAAGTAAATAAATCTAAATTCATTGCTCTTTCAAATCCTTCAACGAAAAATATAAATGCTTTTCCAAATCCCATAGCAGCTAATGATAATACACCAACTGCGGCAGCAAATCCTAACATAATTCCAATCGCAGGTACTATTACTGGAGATGCAGTTGTAATAAGAGTGCTAAGTCCAACAAGTGCTGCGGTAATTACTGCAAGTCCTACTGCTGCAATTGCCATTGAAGAAAATCCGGCTTGTGCTTCTGGACTACCAAATACTTTTGCAGCATGTGCCAAAATTAAAACCGATCCCGCAAACGCAACCATTGCAACACCTAAAGATAATAACATTTTAGGATCAATTGCCTTTACACCTTCAATAAATTTATTTGTTCCACCACCTGGTGTAGTTCCTCCTGTTGCGCCTGCTCCAGGTGTAGGAACGCTTCCACCCATACCAGTAACTTTGGATACAACGTTACCTGCAATATCTTTGAGTTTTTCTTTATATTTACCTATAAATCCCAAAGCGGTTTTAAACGGTCCACCAATACTATTTAATATTAAAGTTCTTAATTGTTCTCCTCTAAAAATTATAGCAAGTCCTACTAATGTACCAACAATTCCTTTTGCTAATCCATTCCATTCAGGCAAAACAGACATTATTGAACCGTACATTTCGGAAAATAATTTATTCAAATCAAATACTTCCGTAGTTATATATCTGAATAAATCATATAACGCAGTAACAGGAGACATTACTAATGTTATTAAAACAGAAGAAATTTTTATCAAACCAGTTAATAATCCCATAACTATACTAATAACAGGAAGAAATAATTCAGCTAACTGAGAAATAATTTGATTGATATCGTTCATTATTTTTTGTTGTTGACTTGCAATTTGTCTTGAACGAATTTCTTTCTTATATTTTTCTTCCAATGTTTCGTTAGTTTTATCTAAAGTATCCAAATCTTTTTCATATTGAGCAGCTAAGTCAGGATTCTTTCTTCTTAATTCATTTAATTCTTCTTGTTTAGCATTCATCTTAACCAACTGATCAACACTAAGTCCCATTGATTCTGCTAATGCTTTTGTTTGAAATGCATCTAATTTTCTAAGATCCCCTACTTCTTTTAGGATTCTGGATTGTTCTTTTGCTAATCCTGCTAAATCTCCAGCATAAGCTAATTCTCTTGCTCGTGTAAAATTAATATCTTTTCCAAAAAGTACACTAGCTTCCATTTCACTATTTATACTAGATTGAAAATCAAGAAATTTATCTGCTGCTGCACCTACATCTTTTAACTCTATACCCAATCTTCTAGCTTCAACTGCACCTTTAATTAAAGCATCAACACTTCCTCTAACTAATTTATATACTTCACCACCAGCAGCAGCAACATCTTTCATTACTTTAGCAAAAGGAACTCCTGCGGCTTTTGCCAAACTTGCGGCAGCACCAGCAGTTTTATTCGCAACATCCGCACTCATTTTACCGATACCCATGAAATTTTGCATTACTGCGGTACTATCTTCAACTGCTACACCCAGATTTTGTTCCATTAATGTAACATGACCTACAGTTTCATCTGTAATACTAGCAGTACTAGAAAATGCATCTGCTATTTTTTGAGCAGCAATACCTGCATTTTCTGCTGTAACGCCAAATGCTGCTAAATCTCTACTTGTTCTACTAATAGTAGCTTCTACTACAGAAGTCTGTGAAGCTAAAAATCCTGTGGTTTTTCTGAACGATTCGGCAGCGTTATCTAATTCTACAAATCTTTTTGCAGAAAGTTCAATCATTTGATAAACTGCAGTAACTGGATCTTTTAAATTATTATATATATTAAATAAATTTCCAGCTTTTACACTAAGAGGACCAAATGAATCTATGGTTCTTGTAAATATTGCAAGTCTTTCTTTGTTTAGTTTGTTTTCTTTATCGGTAAGTTTTAACAATTCTGCCATTTTAGAAGTTAAATCTTCAGTAGCAAAAGCACTTTCTTCTATAGAATTCTGAATTTGTCTCCATGCTTCTGCCAATTGTACTGCTTCTTTACCTGCATATTTTCCAGATTTGATCAAAGCATCTAATTCATCCTTTGATTTACCTATAAATGGATTTTTTTCGTCAGCCATAGATTAATATGATTATAAATATGTAATAAACAATACTTTTAATCATTTTCCTCTACTAATGTTTGGCTTAGCAATAGGTTTACTTGGAGATTTATTTGTTTTCTCCATTGCATCTTTTTCTTTTTCTTTGGTTTCTATTAATTTTCGTAAATAGAATATTCTCAAGTATACAGGCAATTTATATGCAATATCTTGATTAAAAGCGCCTTGAGAATGATATGCAAGATTAAATATCTGTTCGTGGATCAACAGTTTATCTTGCGGAGTCAGGCCAAAAAAACTGTACCGTTAGCGGTACACCTATCCTTTCTTCATGAGAACATTGTTCACACTTAAAATCAAAGTTTAGGTCTATATCTGGAGTTCTTTCTTTAATTTGTTTTCTCAATTCAAAACTATCTCTGGAAGTTAATTCTGTTTCAACAAACTTTTTAACAACATTCTTATCAGAATTGCCATCTACTGAAACTATAGTATATCTCAATCTTGTAGTTACTTCTTGAGTATTGCCAGTTTTAATTTTTTGCAATACTTTAAGTTCATTTTCAATCTTCTTTTCGTCTCCAGAAGTTAATAACTTACAAGTTACTGTTTTTTTACAATAAGGAAGTACTACATCGAATTCATTAGTTCCCCGTGGATATTTTGATACATCAATATCTTTATACTTTAATTCAGCTAAATTAAATGTACACTCATTGTTTTCTCTACAAGAAGGACATTTAATTTGAAGTGGACCATAATTATCTCCGTAAGCAAATCTTCTTGTAGCTACAAATACTGCATTCTTGTCACCTAACAAAAGATCGTCCATATTAACATTCTTATCTATTATAATAGATTCGATCAATTTATCCAATACAATTCCTTTTTTAATGAAATTTTGATTGGTAAGAATATCTTCTTCCATTGCGGTCATAACCTTAATGGTAATAGTACCATTACTCAATGGACTAGATTCATTATAAAAATGTCCTTGACTAGGCAAATCAACTACTTCAGATGGATATGTAGTTTCTTGTTTGGGTTGTGAAACATTACTAGTAACTTGACTAGATGGTTTTGTGATAGGAATTGTATAGTCGTCCATAAATTATAACTTTCAATATAACAATATATAGTACTAAGTTATAATTTTTATTTTATTTAATTTAAGACGACTGTAATTGATTTTTAGCTGCTTTAACCAAATCATCTTTTGATTTAACTGTAACTTTAGCTTTTGTAAATTCTTCACCAGCTTTTTTCTTTTCTTCTGGCGATTTAGCCATTTTTTGTTTTGCAGTAGCTAATTTTAGCTTATCTTGAGCATCTCTTTTTTCAATCTGTCTCTGTTGATATAATGCTAAATTAGTTTTTTTAGTAGCTTGTTTTATTTTAGCATCATCTTCACTTAGAATTTCGTTAATAATACGGGAAATGTATTCCTTTATCTTTTTTTTGGATGTTGCCATACCTTGTTTTACTGCATCAAATAATTCTTTAGCTAATTGTGGATTGTTTGGTACTGTTCCTTTAAATGATTCAAAATCATTATTTTTTACAAATTGTCTA